CCAGGAGTCGAACTGATGTTCAGGGTGTCTGCCGTCGCCTGGGTCGCACCTGGGGTGGTTCGACGATCAGTAACGGAGGCACCGAGGATCAGGTTCGCAGTCGCCAACCTCGCTGGATTAACCAGGATCGTGTTTGGCGTGATGAGCAGACGCTTGTCGGTGTGAGGATCCTGCATCTTCACAAACAGCATCAGGGACGACTGAAGCGAGGTCCAGTCAACCAGTTGGTTGACATGGCTGTTCAGGTATCCAAGAGTCCTGCTCGTCTGGTAGGTGTTGTATGTCGTACCATTGTACTTGAAGGTATTACTAACACCAAGGATGGTATCAATCACCTCAAGTTCTTTACGGTACGCCAACTCATCACCAACCGAAGCTGCTTGACGCATGAGCGAGCCAGTCAGGTCAAAGAAGACGGTCTCCTTCAACACATCAATGGCCAGTGCGTTTTCGCGCGTCTCAGGAGTTTCAATCCAACGCTCGCCAAACTGGGCGCGAGGATGGGTTTCACCTGGGGAACGCTTGCGGCCTCGATCACCGATGTTCTGCACACCGATAATCTTCTGCCCATTCAGCTTGGTAGCTTCAACAGGCATCAGCTGGTCAGCGATCAAAGCAGGGTTCTGGAACGCTTCCAAAATCTTGACTTCAACCAATCCACCAACAATACTGGTAAAGGTATTGATGTTGAGGAATGCGCTGGGATCCAGACCGAAACCAGTGGCCTCAACCAGTGCCCGCTTCTCATTCGGGAAACCACTTTCCACCAGAGAACGAGCTACGGTATAGCGGCCAAGCTCTCGGCTATCCGGGTTGAAGAATGTGCGCCACGATTGGCCCACAACCGCCTCAGCCAGTTCCTGCAAGCTAAACTGCTCAGGAGTGGCTTCTCGCGCCTTCAACACCCGATTACCTGCCAAATCTCGATGGTCATTGCCATCCGCATCGCACAGGCCAAGACCCTTACGCATCTCGGTCAGGAACCGCCACCTGCCATTGGCTTCCTTAGATCGACTCTCGTATAGAGACCTTAACTTGATCGTATTCATTTGAATCTCCAGAAGTCGCCTTATGTTCCAACAATCACATTAAAATTAAAGTACATTGATTGCGGGGGTAATGTTGTTCACATCGCAATACTTGAAGGGACTCCAGCGTCCGATCAGGCGAACCCTTACAGTGGTGGTTGCCGAGGCATATCGCTCAACAACATAGCCGATTGCCTGCTCTGCCGTGGTTGTGGCCACCAAGGTCTGAGGGCTGATGGCACCAGCCGCTGCCGCACCGGATGAAACAACCGCCATTAGTGTGCCAGGCTCAAATGTTGCCGAGACGCAAGCGGCCTCGTACAGAGCATCCGTAGCGCAACTAATGACCTCGCCGGAAAATCCGGGGTAGCCAGAAGTAGTGTCAGCTGCCAGCTTCCCCTGGAGGGCAACACCAGCGAACAGGGGAGACAGGGCCGTCCTGTCAGTAGCCGCAGTTCCTGACCCCACATAAACATCCATCGGCTTCAAGGTCTTAGCCGAGGTATCCCAGTACAGCAGATCTCCAACAGAGATTGCCGTGGAAGCCGCCGAGGCAAGCTGCATGGTGGAATTAGTATCAACAGGCTTGAAAAGTCGAAAACCGCCAAAAGTCGTACTCATTAGATCATCTCCAGGTTAAAGTTGGGAACCATTGATCAACTACGGAGCCAGCTAAACAAACTACTGCCTTCGGGAATACCGTCCTTCTTGCTCTCCTGGAGAGTCTTGGGAGTAGCACACTTCGGGCTAGATGATCCGGATTGAGCCAGCCGCTTGATTTGTCGCTCCGCTACAGAACTGTCCAGCGAAGAGAGATCCTCGGCTAGAGATTTGTCAAATTTAACGCCGTTACTTTCGCAGAGTTCACGGATGCGATCCTTGGATTTGTAATAGGCTAATTCTGCGGCGACGCTGATGAACCGCTTGGATTCTTTTACGGCCTTGACACGCTCTTTACTGCCCTTGGCCAATGCGGGATCTTCTTCGTCGTCGGCTTCCTGGTACTTCTCTTTCATGGGGATTGAAGGCTCGCCTTCAGGATCCTCCTCAGACATCATCTCTTTCTCTTTGCCTTCTTTATACTCTTTGCCACAGGCCTCGCACTTGCAGGTCTCGCAAGCATCCTTGGCTTCTTCGGTGTCGTCGGCCCCTCTGTCGTCGGGGTTATCAGCCTTCTTGTCGTTTGCTTTGTCAGGAATTCGGTCCATAGCTTCTTTCATCTTCTTGGATTCGCTAGCGTCCATGTCGTCAATCTCCTCATCTGAAATGTTTGAAATTAGCTCAAGGATGGCATCGGCCTTCCTGTCGTCGGCCATGTCGTCACGCGTAATGATTTGCATTACTTCAAGGTGAAGCTCTTGTTTTTCGGTCTCATCTTTCTCCAAGTCCGCATCCGGCTTCTCGTCCATAGGAAGAGATTCCTCTTCGCGGAGAGTTCCTGTAGGCTTGTTGGCACTTTTGCTCTTGGATTTCACGAACCCTCTCCTGGCACCTGGGGCGCGTCGTTTTGAGGCGTTATAAACACCTGTATATGCGGCTTCTTTTACAGACTTCTTTGATTCGGCCAGCGAGTGGGTCGTTGCGGGATCGGCTACAACATCGACATGGCGCACTTCAGTGACCTTTGAAACGATGAATGTCCCCTGTTTGTTTGTCACCCCCTCACCCTGAGCGTTGTGGGACAATCCAAATAATTCAGGCATCCTTTCAGCCGCTTCGCAAATCTGATTCGCCATCGGATGCGATTTCAAGTAGACCAGGTCGCCAAAAAGACCCTTCCCTTCAACAAATCTAACATTTGATAGCTTTCCAAATCTATCATAGCTGGAACGCTGTTGAGTCGGCCCCTTCTCTGGATGGTCAATATTGACTAGAACGCCTTCGTATAGATGAACGGCGTTCTCAAGTGCCTCTGGCGTATATTGCCGGTCATTGTCAGATGAGAACCCGATGATTTTTACATTTTTAATGATTCCAGTGTCTCTTTCGACGGACAGACTCCCACCAGAATTGGATTTGTTGTAGATGTCTTCTGTGAATGTAATCTGTTTAGCCATATATTTATAATGTTATAGTGTAGCTATATGTCAAGGGAAAAAATCATCAATTTTAATTTTTTCTTACTTTTCTTGTAAAATTACTAGGCTTCGTCCCATCTAGTAGTATCTACTTTGATTGGCGGGTCCATTCTCTCGCGGTTTTGATGATTGTGGCCAGCAGGCTCAGCATAAACCTGGCGCATAATCTCCTCAACCATCATAGGATCCTTTTCCGCAGCAATCACATTGCAATAACCTGAATCCAGGGCAGCACGAACTACAACACCCGTGTTTGCTGATGGAACAACATAGCAAGGTATATAATTGTTTTCTTTTAGCCACGAACGCTTAGCTAAGATAGCTTTATGTATAGTTAGCGTCGGAGATACTGACCCTCCAGTGGGAGAAGGGAGGCGCATACCTCTAATTACGCGTGGTAGGCACTTATTTTTACCATTAAATTCACGAACTTTATATTCATCGGGGGCGAATTTACCATCAGGCTCCCTCTTATTGTATCTTATTGCTAGCTGCATACTTCCGGTGCTTTCATCTACTATGGAGTATATAGCAGAACACTCTCTGTTTGATGCTGCAACTGATATCAATTGAGGATTATTATTGGTAAATAGATATCCTTCTTCGCAATACGAGCCTATTGAGTTCCATGCTGCGTATTCCTGGGATGTAGCTCTGGGCGCATGGAGCATAATCCTCCACTTTTTCTTCTTTGGTTTCCCCGAACTGCTGGGTTTCAGGATGTTATGGAACGCTTCATCCTCAAATGCACCGCAATAAATGTATGATCCTGACCGAATTCGCCACATATCGCCAAGTTTTACGCCAAAAAGCTCCTTTCCTTCGCTTAATCTCTTGTTGTTTTGGCGGACTATCTCCTCCTCGCGGACCATATCCTGTTCAATTTCGTCCTGCGTTTTGACCATTGGGATGGGTTTGAATGGATCATGCGCTGCACCCCCGATGGAATCGATCAGGCTGTTGAGCATTTCCTGGTCTTTGAATGCCATATCGCCAAGCGGATCGAAGGTGGCGAGGAGTTTTCGCCCCTCCATCTCATTCAGGTCGAGGATTAGGACTGGGACTTCGGCGTTCCCAGCCGTTTCCACGCGCATATGACCGTCCAGAAGGAGAAGCTGGCCGTTCTCCTCTCTGGCAAGTACAGCACCAGCGAATCCGATGTCCTGGAGTACCTTCTTTAGGGCATTGCGCTGCTCTTTAGGGTGCTTGCGATAGTTTAGTGGATTGGCCAGGAGTTCCGAAGCTTTGACGCGACGAAGTTCCTTGATGCGGTCCTTGAATTCCATCTGGTTTGTCCTTTAGTTGGTTTCTGCGCCTATCCCGTTAGACCCGTAGCGTCATTCCTTCTCTGATCCACCAGAGTATCTTTTATGTTCCTTGGGGAGCAGGTCGTTGTCTTGTTTGTAGTTGGGGTTCGATGGTCGCCCATTCCTGATTAGGTAGAGGAATGCTTCGACGCGCTTCAATCCCCATCGGCTTCGACTCATGCCTGGAGCGTGGGATGT